TGAATTTGCTGTTGAATAATTTCACGCCAATTCATTTTAGGTTCTGTAAGTTCTTTGATCATACGTGATACTTCGCCTGGAGTATTACCAGCACCTGCGGCTTGTGCAGCCTGTAACATACCTTCTTTGATCTCATCTTTGATCTTTTTAGCTTCTTCTTTAGAATACTTAGGCTTAGACTTACTTACTTTGTTGCCGTTTGCATCTGTAGTTTCACCTGCATCGGATGATCCATCGCTGTCACCTTCTGCGTCAAGGTGTTCGTCTAACATTTCGCCAAGTTGATCTAAAAATTCTTGTCCGTTTTGTTTAGCAATTTCGTATATGTCATCATACACTGCTTCTGATTGCCAACCTTCGTACTTTGTATCTGCATAACAGTCTACTAGTTTAGGACGTTCACCAATTCGATCACGTATTAACAAGTTGTTAACAATGTAGTCAGCGGCAATATTATAAATTAGTGGATCTCTGTCACCTCTACGACCTAAGTGATCGAATACACAGTGTAGAATTTCGTGTGCAATAACAAACTCAATTTCTTTGTTTGACATTGCATTAAAGAATTGCGTGTTAAAGTATAAGTTACGACCGTCTACAGCGGCAGTAGGCAACCAATCGTCTGCGGCTAAGATGCGTAAACGTGTTGCCATATTACCAAAGAAAGGATGCCTAAGAAGTAAGCCTACACGAGCAACAATAATGCGTTCTGTAACTTCTACACGCATTTCGTCTAGTTGTGCTGGTGTAATATTTGGATCTGGTTCCCAATTTTTCTTACCTGCTACACTCATATCATTGCCCTTCTCTATTGTTTATACTTATAGTATATACTAAAATACCTATTTTGTCAAGTGAAAAAGGGCAGGATTTGACCCCTGCCCTTTCCATTAAGCCTGTTGTGCGGCTTGGATATACTTACCAAAACGTTCGTGGAATTCGTCAAAACATTCAACTTCATCTGGATCTATTGGTAAACTATATTGGGTAAGTGCAAGTTTGATACCCATAACAACCAATTCTGTTTCGAAGTTATCCATCGAAAAGCGTAGGAAGTTATTAACCTTGTCATCAAACTTTTTGTCACCCTTGTCAGATGCCTCTTTTAGTTCGTAGCAGAGTGAAACTGTTAAGGAATAGGTTGCACTGATTTCTTTAGTCTTCAGCTCTTTTACTTTACCGTCCAAGATATCACTTGGATTAGGCATCTGTGACGCAACTTTACGGTGCGCCATAAACTTGACTGCTAAGCCTTCGCCTACTGTACCTGCTACAAGGTCAGTAGTTGTTGACTGGTCAAGTGCATCTTCTAACAATTCGGACACAAACGACCAACTACGTGGTGTTGCAAACGAACGGCTTGAAGATTTTGGATCAAAGTCGTATAAGTCTTTTTTACTAAAGTTCAAAAAACCTACAACGTCTTTGTGAACACGATTTTCAACAGCCCAGTCAAACCAGTCTGGAAAGCTAACAGCTAATTCTAAGTGAATAAAACGGTTAGCTAACGGAGCAGGCATACGGTAAGTAACGCCTTTGTCCGCATCGCGGTTACCTGCCGCAACAATCATTACGTTGTCGGGCAGTTTGTATGTACCTACACGACGATTAAGAATCAACTGGTACGCTGCCGCTTGTACTGCTGGCGCCGCAGAGTTCATTTCGTCTAAGAACAGTACAATATTATCATATTGATCTGCAAATTCTTGTGTAGGTAATTCTACAGGTGGTGCCCACTTCATTGTGTTATCATTTGAAGCGTAGTAGGGCATACCTTTAATATCTGTTGGATCCCACAATGACAAACGAATGTCAATTAAGTGAGATTTGGTAAGTGAATTGCTAACTTGTCGAACAATGTCAGATTTACCAATACCTGGAGGACCCCATAGGAAAATTGGACGTTGTTTGATAAGAGCGTGTTTAATCGATGCTTTAGCCTGGTTAGGGCTAACTGTACGTGTAGCTGTTGCTTCCATTGTATCTATTCCTCATTTATCAGTGCAATTAAGTTATTTCTAACTATACATATAGTATACACTCAATAGAACAAATGTCAACCTTTTTCTTGTCTTTTCATTGCTTTTGTGAGGCCATATTTTCGAATATCTCCACTAAAAAGATGTAGTTCGAGTGCCTTCTTTTCGTTTAGAACAGTAATTCCTCTACGACCCATATAGTAAGGGCAGTCAATAAACTGATCTAAGAATATTATGGTTTGTGTAGTAAGTTCAAAATCAGCAGGATATGGAACGTCATATGTAGATAATTCAATATCTTCAATAACCATTCTTAGTCCTTCATCAGTTAATCTTAATCCACCAGTATCTTTTGATCTAGTATTTTGCCACCATATTGGCATATACTCTTTTATAGTTACTTCATTGATAGATTTGTCTAACTGCTTTAAGAAAACTTTAGTGTAAGTGTCTTTCCAGTTCATTCTTCGAGAGCCACAGTCTCTCCAGATGTTAATCTTCTAACATCAAAATCGTTACAAGAAAATAAGTCGTTTAGTTTTTTGGCTAAGTTTATAGCGTGGCCGGGGTTTGAAAATGATACCTTTTTGTATTTAGGTCCAGGATAGCTCGTAAGCATATTTGCAGATTTTAAGTTAAATGGTTGTCCGTTATAGAACACCGCCCAAATGGCATCTGCCTGTAAAACTTGTTCTGATCTATATGTTTTTTTATCAACGTGTTCTAACAACACGTTTGGTTTTGGTCTACTCATATGCGTTTCCTTAATTAACTACGCATATATTTATCTCTTTTTATAGTTATCTGCGTAGTTTATTACGCTTCTTTTCTAAAGATCTTTTCCATAGCTTGTGTGTAATAAAATACATAGGCCAAATCATAGGTATGCTGTAACAGCGTTTGCCTTTTACTACAAGACAACACCATATTAAAGAATTACCTATATGTGTGAATCCTACGATCCCCAAACATTCCTACTTCCAGCTTGAGCCACCGTCCATTTGGACTTGAATTACTTCATCTTCACGTGAAGCTGTTTTGATAAGAAGTTTTTCTAGATCGCCATTTAGTCTAGACATTACTTCTCCCATTGTAAGTGCTAGACGTTTAGCATCTTGTATGTCAAGTTTAACTTCTCTAGCATTACCTGCGTCTGCACCTTTTACTTGTGCAATAAATTGCTGAATTGCAATAGTATTAAGCGGTTCCATTCAGTATCTCCGGTATAAAGTGTCGAGCAATTAGTTCGTGTGCTTCTTTATTATAATGCTCTTCATCTAATGTCATTGTTTCTATATCTATATTTAAGTTTTCTTTGATCCAAACATCTGCTGGTGTTTCAATATGCACTATGTTGTTCAAAGGCTTATACATATCTAACCTATTTGCACGTTGGGCTCTCTCATTAATACGCCAAACATATACAGGAACATCAACCATTGCATCAATTAGTGCAATATCTTTTAGGTATTCTTCTGTTTTAAGATGTGTAGCGATTTCAGTATGAAACTTCATATGCATATAATTAGTATCAAAGCCTATCCAATCATATCCACCGTTAAATTCAGGACAGCCTTCATCATAATTGCCTACACATTCCCATTTTACTTTTTCAAACCATTCAACAAAGCTATAGTCAGTAGTATTAAAATCGTCATAGAAGATAAATTTATCTTCTTCTTTTTGAACTTTGCAAAAATGTCCAGGGTCAAGATCTCTATGGTGTTGCTTCAAATCAGCAGCCATAACCCATCTATCCCAGTACGTTGACTGTAAGAAAATACCTTTGATGTCGTTGTGTGTGTTAAGCATATGACGTATCCAACGAGGATACTTGCTATTACAAGCACCTGCGCTAGAATAAATGTAGCAACGGCTGTCTGCTAACTCACTTGCATAGATTTCTGCATAGTTGTTTTCGTCACCTACAACTTTATCAAGGGTACCGCTGTCGTTGCGTTCCACCCAAAAGCCATTAGTATGACTACAGCCTAAGAATAATAAATTACCTTGCATTTGCCTTGCTCAACGCAGTACGCATCTCCATATCATTTTTAAAAGGACCTTTTGATTCGTAACGTTCGATAGTAATTAGTTTAGGACAAAAGCTCTTTACCCAGCCTTTGTTAAAATGGATAATGTAATAGCCTGCGCAATACAAACTTTTTGAGTTTTTACTTTTTGTAAATAGTGGAAGTTTGCGTTTTACATCATACATATCATTAAATGGGTCGCAACTAGTTGGAAATCCGTTTACTTCACGCACCCGGGTTTCTTTAATATTAAGTTTCTCCCAAAGAAGCTCTTTACCAAACTTTTCTTTTAGATCTTTCTTCTTTAAAAAATGTGTACCACTTGCATCGCTTAACATATACTGTTCATCATTGAAAGATACTGTTCCAATGTTTTGCCCTTGATCTTCAACAATCCAGAACTTGTTGTTTAATACTTCTTTAAATTTTACTGTCATTTCGGATACCTCGCTTGTAGTGGTTCTGCAAAATATTGTGCTTGGTCTGCAATTCGTTGCATATCCCACTTAGCACAGAACTTCATAAGACGCATACCAACTTGTGTAATGTCTTTAGGTTCTACTTCTGCAATAGTATTATTAATTATCTCTCTAATGTCTGCAGGTTGTGCAGTCAAATCACATAGTACAACATTGCGTTGATAGTCATCTAACACACGATGTTCGTCACCATTATGATCAGTCCAACGTTGTAGCATCATATTGTTCCAGTTGTAGCCTTTTGTATTCTTGTCTGCAAATGCTTCAATAAGACCTACTTTGTTCTTAGTGCCTTTCTTACGTACACCAGGGTAAGCACTAAACACATTGTCACTAGTGTCGCCGCGCATACACTTTTCAAACAACATAAATTCAGGCTCGGGTGCAGGCTTAGGCTCTTGTGTTTTCTTAACTAATGCAGGCATACCCTTGTCATCAAAGTAACCTTCGTGTGTAATAGTTTCTTTGTTTACACCGTGATACTGTTTTACATTAGGTGCAATAAGTTGTGCAAAGTCACCGTCAGTGCTAATAATAACGTGATTGTCGTTAGGGTGTGATTGTACCCAACCAGCAATAAGATCATCTGCTTCTAGTTGCGGATGACGCATTACAGTACAATTAGTTTTAGTAGATACAAAGTCCTTAAACTCGTCAAAGCACTCCCAAAACACTTTATCTTCTTCTGACTCTGCAACAGTCATTTTATCACGTGACACTTGTCTGTTACGCTTGTAAGGTTCGTAATAGTCCTTGCGCCAGCTACGACCTTCTAAACAAAACACAACGTGATCTGCTTCAAAGTCTTGCCACGCCTTCTTAACACCACTAAGTGTAATATGAAACGCCATACCGACTTTAGTGTCAATGTCGCCACGTACTACGTGCCTAGCACGAAAAAATGTGTTAGCAGTGTCTACTAGAATATAAGTTGCCATTAGTTTGCCTTTGTATAATTTATAACACTATTATAGCACCAGATCTGGCTGTTGTCAAGCATTAACTTACTATGCTCTTGCCTTTATCAATTGGAGTAACATTTACGTGTCCCATACCTCGATCAGTGCTTTGACCTTCATCTTCTAACATTTGACTTACAATAGTTCTAAACCACTGATCAACAATTTCTTCGTTTGTTTCACCACTATACCCTACATCAAGTAACTGTTCAATAAACTCATTGTTCCAATCGAGCTCAAAGAACCCGTTTCGAATGTTGTCTGGATTTACTTGTGTATCTAATACAGCAACCCAAGGTTGACCTGCTTTAGTTGCCGCTTCTTTTTCTTTATCAAGAGCGTCACGTCGAATGTCTTCCTGTGTCTTTTCAGATACAGGTTCATCAATTTTTTTAGTAATACCTGCATCTCTTATTAATTTATTCCACCATCCCATAATTACCATCCTGCCTTTCTAATTGCTTCTGAAGGATCCTTAATAGGAGCCTCCATTGCTTTTTTGTGTTGTGCGTTTTTATACATTTTCAAGTTATTAAGTTCCCCAGGCATTTCCGAATAGTGAGATGTGGAGTCTTGGAGTGAATCGCCATCCTCTTTCCATACACGCTTCGGCGACATCCTTAACGTTGAGACTATACTCTTCACTGCGTCCGCCCATTGGCATAAGATATACCGGACATTCCACCCCGGCACTTCTGTAAGCGTCCACAGCTTTTGTAACTTCGTCAAAGTCGTCATCAGTAGCCACAACAAACTTAAGATAAAGTTCACTATTGTTAACACTGCTATACTCACTAGCAATATCAGGTTTAATAGCAGTCTCCCAAGGTTCTCCTGAGACACTAAGTTTTGGGGAACAGCTCCAAGTGACCTCAAGTCTGTCGCTATTGTTAAGATAGTCTCGGAGACCGTCGTGTAAGTGTTGTGTAGTATTTGTTTCAAATGTAACATTTTTTAAGTCCTGCATTCTTGGATGCTCAAATAGTTCGACGTACAATCGTTGCCACGCTAACAATGGTTCGCCACCTGTCATAATTAAATGGATGTCTTGTCCATTTTCCATAGTCCACTTACCTTCTGGAGTAAGCGATAGCAGATGTTCAACTACTTCATCGACTTCTGCTTGTTTGTTAAAGTCTTTAAACTCTGGATAGATACTTGCGTATGTATCACAGCCTGTATGTATAATAGGCAAGTCGTTAAAGTCTTTTGTAGTTTTGTGTACGTCTGCGTCAAGCAATGCTTGTACTTCTGCATTATGAATAATGCCTTGCTTTTGTTTTACATCACGCATTGGTTCGTTTTTTAAGCCAAAGTTCATACAACGAAAGTTACAACCAAATGTACGTAGGAACACACTAGGCACTCCTACAAACTTGCCTTCGCCTTGAACTGAATAAAATGCTTCTGAGTATCTAAGTTTCATTATTCTTCCTCAATCTGTATATTAAATGACAAGCTCATACGTCTGCTGTCAGTTTCATTTTCGTCTACAAAATGCATTAGCCAACCAGGGAATAAAATTAGTTTACCTACCTCTGGAACGTATCTAACGTATTGTGTATCATTAATAAATTTACTAGTATCTGTAATCTGTGTTGGATTTACAAAATGTATGTCACCGTCTTTGCCATTTGTAGAAAAATAATATACACCTGAAATATCAAATGCACCGTGGTTATGTAACACAGTGTATTCGTTTTTTCTAGTATCAGTTAACCAAGATTCCTTAATAACTAAGTTATAAGTCTTGTCATATCCTAACGAATTAAGATAATCAGTTACATTTTTATTAATTAAATTAACTGTTAACGGCATATCAAATTGATCAAACAAACTAGTTTTAAATGTTGGATCGCTAAGACTATGATTACTAGAGCCCCACTGAGGGACTTTAGCAAAATTTAGTTTTTCTACAATGTTTCCTATCTCTGTTTGCACACTTTGACTTTCAAATCTAGTATGCAATTTACAAAAAACAGGAGTGCCAAAGTGTTTGTCTAACATTGATTACTTTCCACAAGCATATTCTTGTTGAAGTTTAATGTTGTCAAAGAACTCTTTCTTTGTACCTGAGTCATCTTTAAATGCACCACGTAATACAGTTGTTTGCGTAAGACTGCTAGTTGCCATAATGCCTCTATTCTCACAACAGCCGTGTGTTGCTTGAATGTAAACACCTAAGTGTTCTGCATCAGTTACTTTTTGTATTTCACGTGCAATATCATTTGCAAGTTCTTCTTGTAGTGTTCCTCGTCTTGCACACCATTGTGCAATACGTGTGTACTTACTAAGTCCAATAAGTTTATGTGCGGCAATAATACCAATGTACGCAATACCAGCTACTGGTTGATGGTGATGTGAACACATACTCTTAAGTTCACTACGCACAACCAACATACCTTCATAACGATCGTCGCTGTCATTTGGAAATGCTGTTGCAGGTGGAGCAGGATCATAACGTCCTGCCATAATCTCATTGTAATACATTTTAGCAAGGCGATGTGCTGTGCCTTTGCTGTTAGGGTCTTGATATCTATCAATTACAAGTGCGTCTAGCACACCTTCAAATGCTGTAGTTGCTTCGTTAATAAGTTCTTCTTTATCACCTTCTTGCAACACTTCACTAATATTGTCGCCTGCCCAGTAACGACTCTTTGCCTGTACTAGGCGGGCTTTAATTTCTTCACTTTTACTCATTTATATCTCCGATGTTAAGGCAGTGGATTGCCTGTAATATACTATGTATAGTATACACGTTTATTTAGGTCTTGTCAACCTAATCTGAAAAGTATTTTTGCAACATTTCGAGTCGATCGTGTGCCGTAGCCATTTGATCTAATTCTTTCTGTATCGTTTCAATAATATCAGAATGTTCGCCGATGCCTACAACTTTTTGCATATAGACTTCAACGTTTGTTTTGTGCAATTCTATCTCCGCTTCAGCGTGTAGTCTTGCCGCTTTAATCATTTGTTCCTTCAAGATCATATCCTTTCCTTAATCGTCTTGTTGTTTGTAATTACCCTTCCCTGGGATTACGTTTCTTACGCCACCAGTCGGATCTTCGCAATCTCCGTCTGATCGTAAAATTAAATGTACGTGTGGAAAACCAACAGTTTGACCTGCACTTTCTCCCCAATTGATGCCAATATTAAATCCTGTTACAGGATTGGCAGCATCCATTATGTTTTCTTGTCCAACTGTAATTGCAAACCTAACTGCTTTTTCAATTTCTTGATTAGTGTTCTTTTTAGGAACAACTAAGAAATGTCCAGTTTCTGTTACAGGGAATTGGTCTCTATATACGACAAATTCGTCAGTGTTTTGCACTTCGTCAGTCCAGGGAGCAACGCCTGCTTGTTTTGCCTCCCAAAGAGTGTATAGGTTATTCATTGTCTATCTCCTTAAGATATTTAATATACTTGTTTGCTATAATTGAATGTATATGTTTTGGGTAGTGTTCACCGTCCAACGTATCTTCTTCAATATTTATATTTAGATTTTCTTTGATCCATTGTTCTGAACTCTTGGGTGCAATAATACACTCGCTTAGTGGTCCAAATAAATCAAAGTGTTTAGGAAAATACACACGATCATTTACGGTCCAAAGATACCATTTGATTCCTCTTTCCTTACACAATGCATTAATAATAAACAAGTCACTAATATACTCTCTATATTGTAGATGTGTAAGTGATTCGTGATATAATCTAGTATAAGGATATTTTTCGTGAAAAGGTGCCCAGTCACTACTGATATTGTCATCGTCAAAGTACAACCCTTTAAACTGTTCAAACAAGTCTGATCGACATTGTTCGGGTATTTCAATAAAGTCGTCAGTTACTCTCCAATCAGTGTAGTAGTCTATCTTTTTATTATTAGGACAAACGTATCTATCATCTAAAAACATATCGCTTTTAGTTCCGTCACCATACTCTAGTTTTTTACTAGCACCCATCAACCATCTGTTCCAATATGTACTCTGTACAAATATTTCGTCTATGTCATCATAACGATCTAACATAGACTTAATCCATATTGGGTACTTTTTGTTACACGCACCTGGTAACGCATATACAATAACGTCTTTATTGTGTTCGACTGAATAGCAATCACCATAGTTATGCTCCCACTGATGAACAGTTTCATCAGCTTCACACCAATATCCGGCTGCGTGACTATCGCCTACAAATAAAGTTCTACCCATTAATAAACACCTACATTCTCCCAAGGGTAAACTAACCAAACATCTTGTTCTGCTTTGTTTACTTCGTGTACGCTATAGTCTACAGTGCCATTAAAGTCACTTGATAAATTATCTGTAATAGTAGCAAAGCGAACATTGTTGTGCCATACTGTTTTCCAACTTTCTTCGTTAGGTAAACAACCTGCTTGCCAGTCTTGTTTAATCCAGTCAAATGTAGCACCAGTGTCGTTAATGTCGTCTACAATTAAAATATTTTTACGTTTGCTAATGTCCCAACGACTTTTGGTATTAACACGTTCATCTTCATCTACATATCCAAATGCATCAGATGCCATCCAACAGTTACTTTCACTTTCGCCTGTAGCATCACGTAAACTTACTTTTAATGCTTCGCCACGTACACCTAACATATTAGATAGAACAGTAGCAGGAACATTACCACCACGGGTAATACCTACAATGTAATCAGGACGCCACGCATCCTTATACATTTGCAGTGCAATGTTAGTGCAAGCATTTTCTACATCTTGCCAACTGTAATAGTGTTTCTTAATCATTTTCTTTCCTCAAATATTTAAATGCAATTGAAAATCTATGCTTGTCTCTAAAACTTGTAGCAGAATGTAATACATCGCCTTTAAATATAGTTAGCCTGTTTGGAATAGGTGCTATAGAAATCATAATAGGCATTTCTGTTGAATCTTCTTGTATTACATCATTGAACGGATTGTTATTAAAGAAAAACTTTGTTTCACCTTCGTCATTAATATTCCAGCCTGGTCCTGGATAATATAAAACAGTATACTCAGTAAAGTCGTGATGAAAGTATGTTCTTTCATTTGGAGCAAATAAGTTTACATAACTCCTTTGACAGTAGCAATCTTTCAAGCATTCTAAGTTTTGTAAGTAACTTTCTAAAATAGTATGTGTATAATGTTTATTTGGATCTAAGTCACTGCTCATTCCTGATGGCGGCGTGTCTGCTTCGTCAGTTTCTCCGTAAGCAAATTGCAAATTAAACATTTCTCGCAATAATTTATCGTGTTCGGAACGTGTTAATACATCGTCATATGTTGTTATAAAGCCATTTGCATAGCTAGTAGACTTAGAAAGGTATTTCGTCATCTATTTCGCCCGCTTTCTTTTTGCCTTCGTAATCCTGTTGCACCATATCGTACACACTTTTAAAGTTACGCCATACTTTAGACAACGCTGGATATTCTTTGCACATACGATCAACTTCGTCTGAATCAATCATATTATCTAAAATATTAGCATAAGAATATGTGCTGTTATCTATAGTAACAGTTCCATACGTACTGTCTGTGCCACTAATAGTAACATCACTAAGATTAAGTCCGCCATCGATAATGTTATATGTACCTGTATTACTGCTGATACTATCTAAGTTAATAGTAATATCATCGTCAATACTAATAGTAAATGTTTCGTCATCATTCATCTTGTATCGCCTTATAAAGTTCTTTACCACTAAAGAATTCTTTGTTTAGTTTTGTACGTTGCTTGTCTAAACTAACAAGAAGGTCTTCATAATTTTCCATATAGTTTACAATTTGTGCAATAACTTTGTCTTTATTATGTAAGTATGCATCATAGTCTTCAGTCCAAGCACTTGGATACTTAAACTCAGGCAGTGCCATTTCACTGTAGCTCAGTCTATCAGGCACCATAGGAATAGCATCAACTAATGCTCCTTCGTACCAACTAATACCTAGTGTTTCTTGTAAGTTAGCACTAAACACAAGTTTAGCTTCGCCTAATAAGTTATGATATTCGTTCTTGCTTAGTTGTTGTTCTTGACAAACAACAAACTCATATTGTGGTAGACGCTCTTTAAGATCTCTAAAGATCTCA